CTGGAGCCGCTGGAGCCGCTGGAGCCGCTGGAGCCGCTGGAGCCGCTGGAGCCGCTGGAGCCGCTGGAGCAGATGGACCCGCGAGACAGCCGTTCATTTCTGTCACAGCAGTCATCAATCCGCCTGACACAACAGTTGGAACTTGGAGTAAGGCTCCGACTAGTTCTATGCAGGCGTACCTCGTCAATACCGGAATTCAGAACGACGAGGTTGTTTGGTGGATTCCGCTTTCTGCAGGAACCTGGGATCTGAAGTTCGATCACTTTGGTGCCGCAGCTAACCGAGGCATTGCAACGATCGCAATCGATAACGCAGATGGCGTTTACGTCGATGTTGGAACAGTCGACATGTCCCTCGTTGGTGATGGAGCCACAGCGACGATCACAGGCATCACCGTTGCTGGTAACGCCTTGCGCAGGCGTATGCGCGTGAAGATGGCGACAAAGAACGTTTCTTCATCTGCTTACTACGCTTGCATTCACGGTTTCACCTGGCAGTTGACTTCTACTACGGGCGTGACACCAGCTACCCAATCCCCGTTCGAGGCTCTCTTGAGATCTTACGGAACCGGCAGGCCGACACTGATGCTCGATAGTCAGACGTCTGGTCATCTGAGTCAAGCTGCTGATCAAACACCAATGATCACTGGACATACTCGAGGGCCAGCCGCGTTTGACGGAAAGTTCGATCGAATTCACGTTCCTGATGATGCTCTTCTGGATGCCACAACTTATTCTGTTGTGACAGTATTTGCCACACCTCTTGGGCAGCGTCAACTTTGTTCTCGATGGGCAGTTGCTAGTGGAAACTTGTGCTGGGCGATGGATACTTCTGGATCAGGAGACAAAGTACGCTTCTACGCTCAAGATACGGTCGGCGCTAGTGTCGTAGCAACGTCAACTGGAACCGTGGTGTCGAATAATGCCAAGCATATGGCTGTTGGAACATTCGACAGTTCGAAGATTGCTCGGTTGTATGTAGACGCCGATGCAGTTGTTGCCACGGCAGCAATGTCGGGAACTCCAAGGAACAACGCAGCAACAGCAAACATGACCATTGGTGGCACTCGAGATTCAGAGATCATCGAGAACAATACTGGCGATGGGTTTTATGGTCGTATGGCCGCGTTTGCATATTTGCCCGGGGTTGTTCTGTCCCAAGCCCAAATCGATGCTCTTCGAGCGCTGATGTAACCGGAGAGGAGGAAGAATGGCTACACAACAAATTAAGCCTGACCAGATTACTTCTCAGGCGCCAGAAACCCTGAACGCTCAGGTTGGCACTTCCTACACTCTGGTGTTGACTGATGCGCAGAAATTTGTCACCATGTCCAACGCAGCGGCATCGACGCTCACTGTTCCTCCGAACAGTGATGTTGCCTTTCCCGTTGGGACGCTCGTCAAGGGCGCCCAGAGAGGCGCAGGACAAGTGACTCTTACCGCGGGCGCGGGCGTTACTATCGAGGCTGTTCCAGGCTTGAAGGTAGCAGCTCAGTTCGGCGTGTTCTCGCTTCTGAAGGTTGCCACCAACACGTGGCTCGCTTTCGGGCGACTGGCGGCATGACCGTCGGCGTTATCGCGGCGTCGTACGTCGATATTTCGGCTACGAATTACCGCGACGAAGTCATGGCAGACAACCCCTGGGGTTATTGGCGGATGCGAGACCTCGCCTCGCCTCTACAGGATGAAACTGCTAACGATCGTGATGCGGTTCAGGCGAACGTCTACGAGCCGTTGTGGAATGAGCTGGGTCCAAAGGGTCGCGCGGTTAAGTACTACGCCGGCGACTACTACTGTTGGAGTTCAGCTACCTACACAGCTTCAACTGTCAGTCTCGAGTTCTGGTTCAAGGTCCCTGCAGTAGGCGACATCGCTTTGGTTGGTTCAATTCAGTCTCTTGGTAATCCTGCCGGTGACAAGAGCTGTTGGTTGATGTCAAACGGTAAAATCCGTTGGTATTGCTACGACGGCGCCGCTCACAATTTGGATTCAGCAACGACTTTCGTGGCGAACACTTGGTACCACGTCGTAGTCTCTGTTGGTCCTGGTGGTCAGAAAATCATTGTGAATGGTGTTCTTGACGCTATCAATCCCGCAGTTGTTTCATCGTACACGGGTGCATCAAACCATGTCGTTCAGCACGTAGCGACCAATGGCGGCGGATTCATCGTTGGTGCTCAGGTTACATTGGCAGAGGTTGCGGCCTATATAGGTAGTGAACTCTCTGTCGCGCGCTCGCTCGTACACTATCTCGCACCTGGAACTCCACGCACCGAGCCGTTTGCTGAGAACCGAGTCACCTTCCAAAACAATCCACCGAAGATCCCAGAAGACATGCCGATCGGCGCAGAGATGCTTCTCTTCACGTTCGAATACACGCGTCTTCAAGGTCTTGATGCAACTACAGCACCAACCTCTTCCGGTTGGACTCTGGTCGCAGTAGACGGAACGGGAACTGGTGACGGCGGCGGTCTTAGACTGTCCTGTCTCAAGAAGATCTGTGCGCCCGGCGATCCAGGATCCACAGTCCCAATCACTTACCAATCCGGAATCGCTGCTCACACCAGCTACGGGACGGTGATTGGTTGGGACACTGTCACCGCTTTGGACACGGCTACTGCAAACGTTCCGTCAGCGTCGAACCTGGCTGTCACTACCACACAAGCCAACGAGAGAATCGTTTACTTCATCGGAGCCTACCGAAGTAATGGTGGAGCTCCTTTGTCTATCGTGAATCCTGTCGGCAGTGTGGTAACAGACATTCAGCCAAGAGGAGATGTTGACGACACGCACGGTGCGGTCAAGGTGGCCTTCGAAACGAAGGTTTCAGCTGGCGTCTCTACGGTTCGTACGTGGACTGAAGCCAATGGCGTTGGCGCTGGCGAGATGGGCGTCCTTGCAATTCCGATCAAGGTCTAGGAAGGAGGGAACATGAGTTTTGTGGATACTTACCTCGAGCACCACGGTGTGAAAGGTATGCGATGGGGCGTCCGTAGGCGTTCTGGTGGTGTTACCACTGGTCGGTTCGGCCGTTCACCCAAGCCGGCTCCCTCCGAGGACAAAGTGAGGGCTGAGACAGCGAAAGCAAAGATCGGTCGTCGTGGAAACACGGACGCGCTGTCCAATCAGGAGCTTCAGACGGTTATCGCTCGTATGAATCTCGAGCAGCAGATCGCTCGATACTCATCGAACCAGAAGAAGACCGTCATGCAGTTGATTGCCAACACCGGCAAGGATGAGCTCGTCAAGTTCGCTTCGGGCAAGGAAACCAAGATCATTGGTACAGCCCTCGCTTTGAAGGGCATCAATTCCAAGTCCGTTGGACGGCACGTCAAGAAGAAGTGAAGGGAGGGTTGGCGATGAGTTTATCGAACACAGCGACACCTATCTATTACGGCATGTTTCGTGAAGCGGTCATGTCTGGGCAGATTCCTGTAAACAGGGAAATCTCGATGGAGATGAACCGGATCGATAAGCTCATTGCCAACCCTAAGTACTGGTATGACGATCAAGCAGTTGAAGGGTTCATTCTTTACTGCGAGAATGAACTAACTCTAACTGATGGAGGTGATCTCAATCTCCTGCCTACGTTCAAACTTTGGGCGGAGCAGGTCTTTGGCTGGTATTACTTCATCGAAAGACCGGTATACGAGCCAACTCCCGAGAATCATGGCGGTCGTTACGTCGTTAGAACAATCAAGAAGCGATTAACAACCAAGCAGTACCTGATTGTCGCGCGTGGAGCGGCGAAGTCGATGTATGCCTTTTGCATTCAGGCATATTATCTGAACGTCGACACCTCGACCACGCATCAGATCACCACAGCGCCAACGATGAAGCAGGCGGAAGAGGTCGTTAGCCCCTTTCGCACGGCTATCACGCGCTCGCGCGGGCCCCTGTTTAAGTTCCTCACTGAGGGCTCAATGCAGAATACTACCGGCTCCCGATCACTTCGGCAGAAGCTGGCATCAACCAAGAAGGGGATTGAGAACTTCCTTACTGGTTCTCTTCTTGAGATCCGCCCCATGGCGATCAACAAGCTTCAGGGACTTCGAACTAAGATCGCTACCGTTGACGAATGGCTTTCTGGAGACCTCCGGGAAGATGTCATCGGCGCTATCGAACAGGGAGCCTCTAAACTTGATGACTATCTGATCGTCGCTATCAGTTCTGAAGGAACTGTTCGTAACGGTTCAGGTGACACCATCAAGATGGAGCTTATGGAGATCCTCAAGGGGGACTATGAGGCACCTCACATCTCGATCTGGCATTACAAGCTAGATGAGATCTCTGAAGTTGCCGATCCTTCTATGTGGGTGAAGGCACAGCCGAACATCGGCATTACCGTCACCTACGAAACGTACCAACAAGACGTTGAGCGCGCTGAGAAGGCTCCGGCCTCTCGTAACGACATTCTGGCGAAGCGATTCGGTATCCCGATGGAGGGTTACACATATTTCTTCGCCTATGAAGACACCGTCCTTCATCGAAGACAGAATTTCCATGGAATGCCCTGCGCAATGGGGGCAGACCTTTCGATGGGTGACGACTTCTGTGCTTTCACGTTCTTGTTTCCGCTAGCTGAAGAGCGAGCGGGCTTTGTGCCCTTCGGCGTCAAAACTCGAAGCTACATTACCGAGCTGACGCTTAGTAGACTCCCCGTTGCTATGCGGTTCAAGTACGACGAATTCATCAACGAGGGAACACTCCACGTATTCCCGGGAACCGTACTAGACGTGAGTGGGGATGTCTACGATGACCTCGAACGATTCATCGAAGAGCAGGAATACGACGTTAGCGCTTTTGGCTATGACCCGTACAATGCGAAGGAATTCGTTCAACGTTGGGAAAGAGAACACGGTCCCTACGCGATCGAAAAGGTCATTCAGGGTGCGAGGACGGAATCAGTCCCGCTCGGAGAACTAAAGAAGCTCGCCGAAGAGAGAATGCTGATCTTCGATGAGGAGCTAATGAAGTTCACGATGGGTAATGCCATCACTCTCGAGGACACAAACGGAAACCGGAAGCTTCTTAAGCGCCGGTACGACGAGAAGATCGACAACGTGGCGGCCCTCATGGACGCCTACGTGGCCTACAAGCTGTACAAGGAGGCGTTCGAATGACATATTTCGGAAGGGGGGTGACTCATGGAGGAAGAGAAGGGGACGGTGTGGAATCGGATTAGGCACGCCTGGAACGCATTCGTAAACCTCGATAACGAGGTTATCACTTCTAATGGTGACTACGGAATGTCGTATGGAACTCGGCCAGACCGAGTGACGATGCGATTTTCCAACGAACGTTCCATTCTCGCATCCATCTTCACGCGCATTGCAATCGACGTTGCTGCGGCGGACATTCGACACGTCAAGCTCGATGACAAGGGTCGTTATCTAGACGACTACACGAGCGGTCTCAACAACTGTCTTACGTTGGAGGCCAATCTCGATCAGGATGCTCGACACTTTCGTCAGGACATAGCAATGACACTCTTCGATAAGGGTGTTGCTGCTTTGACACCTATCGATACGTCGCTGAATCCACAGATCGGAAGCTACGACATCCTGACTATGCGTTGTGGAGACGTTACGAAGTGGATGCCGAAGCGTGTGACTGTCAACGTCTACAACGAGGCGAGAGGTCTTCGTCAAGAGGTTACTCTCGACAAGAGTGTCGTTGCCATCATCGAGAATCCTCTTTATGCGGTGATGAACGAGCCCAACTCCACCCTTCAACGGCTCATTCGAAAGCTTAACCTTCTCGATGCGATCGACGATCAGTCTGCGTCGGGCAAGCTGGACATCATCATTCAGCTTCCCTACGCAGTCAAGTCTCCGCTCAAGCGGGAACAGGCTGATCAGCGTCGAAAGGACATCGAGTTTCAGCTGAAGGGCAGCAAGTACGGCATCGCCTACATCGACGGTACCGAGAAGGTCACTCAGCTGAATCGACCGGCCGAGAACAACCTCATGGAGCAGGTCAAGTACCTGATGGAGACCCTATACAGTCAACTGGGTCTGACTCCCGAGGTGATGAACGGCACAGCCGACGAAGCAGCCATGCTCAACTACCACAACCGGACGGTCGCCCCCATCCTGGAGGCCATCACCATCAACATGAAACGAAAGTTTCTTACAAAGACCGCCAGGACGCAGGGCCAGTCCATCATGTACTTCCGTGACCCGTTCAAGTTGGTGCCTCTCAGCGTCATCGCCGAGATTGCCGACAAGTTCACACGGAATGAGATTACCTCGTCCAACGAGATTCGACAAATCGTTGGTCTCAAGCCATCAACGGAAGCAAAGGCAGATCAACTCAGGAATAGCAACATGCCTGAGTCGGAACTGGGCAACAAAACTGCAAAGGAGCCGAATCTTCGGCTCGTTCCAGAGACGGCAAAGGCCGTTAACACTGAGTAGAAGGGAGAACAGTCAAAATGGAACCCGATTTTAAGGGTTGGGCAACCAAGACTGGGCTCAAGTGCACTGACGGCCGAGTGATCATGCCCAATGCTTTCGAGCATCAGGACAAGACCACCGTCCCGCTGGTTTACCAGCACGGGCACAAAGAGCCGGAGAACGTTCTTGGCCACGCAGTTCTCTACAACCGCCCCGAGGGCGTCTACTGCGAAGGCTTCTTCAACGAGACCGAGCGAGGCAAGCTCAGCAAGGCCCTGGTGGTCCACAAGGACATCACCATGCTGTCCATCTGGGCAAACGAGCTGGTCGAGCGAAGCAAGCAGGTCTTTCATGGCGTCATTCGTGAGGTGAGCCTCGTGCTCGCCGGCGCGAACCCTGGCGCCAAGATCGACTTCGTTGCCATTGCGCACAGCGATGGCGACACCGAGATCCTCGATGACACGGCAGTGATCTACACCGGTCTCGAGTTCCAGCACGCCGATGGTGCTGCTGCGTCTGGGGACGAGCCTACTGCTCAGGCAATCTACGATTCGATGAGTCAGGAGCAGCAGGACCTCGTCCACTTCATGGTCCAGGAGGCCCTCAAGGCCGCCAACAAGACTGTGGGTCACTCCGCAACGGGTGACGAGCAGACCGACGACGACAAGTCTGATGACGAGGCGTCCGAGGACGACGAAGTGAAAGACAAGACCGAACAGTCCGACGACCAGTCAGACGACAAGTCCACCACGGACGACTCAGACAAGGAAGGATCAACCGTGACCCACAATCTCTTCGAGACGGAGGGTAAGGGCGAGGGCACCGAGACTCACGTTCTCTCTCACGATGCCATGGTCGGCATCATCGAGACGGCGAAGAAGCCGGGCCAGACCCTGAAGTCCGCCGCGCAGGCGTACGCGCTCGAGCACGGCGTCGAGGACATCGAGACGCTGTTCCCGGACGCCAAGAACATCCAGGACCGACCCGAGTGGGTCAAGCGGAGGACTGAGTGGGTGGCCGGCGTCATCAACGGCACCCGCAAGACCCCGTTCTCCCGGATCAAGACCATGTCGGCCGACCTCACCTACGAGGACGCGCGCGCCAAGGGATACATCAAGGGCAACCTCAAGAAGGAGCAGTTCTTCGGGCTCCAGAAGCGGGTCACCACCCCGCAGACCGTCTACAAGAAGCAGAAGCTCGACCGTGACGACATCATCGACATCACGGACTTCGACATCGTCGCGTGGCTCAAGGAAGAGATGCGCTTCATGCTCGAGGAGGAGATCGCTCGCGCGGTTCTCGTCGGTGACGGTCGTGCGGTGGACGACGAGGACAAGATCAAGGACCCGGCCGGCGCTGCCGAGGGTTCCGGGATCCGGTCCATCCTCAACGACCACGAGCTCTACGTCTCGCGCGCGTACGTCAACCTCGCCGACGCTGAGTCGGACTACAACGAGGCTGTCGAGGCCGTGCTCCTCGCACGTCGGTACTACAAGGGCTCCGGCCAGCCGACGTTCTACACCACCGAGGAGAACCTCACCCGGATGCTGCTGTCGAAGGACGGCTTCCAGCGCCGGCGCTACAACTCCGAGGCCGAGCTGGCCACGGCGATGCGCGTCAGTGCGATCATCCCCGTCGAGGTCATGGAGGACCACCCCGATGTCTTCGGCATCATGGTCAACCTCTCGGACTACACCCTGGGCGCCGATCGTGGCGGTCAGGTCGCGTGGTTCGAGGACTTCGACATCGACTACAACCAGCAGAAGTACCTGATCGAGACGCGTCTCTCCGGCGCCCTCACCAAGGTCAAGTCCGCGCTGGTTGTGCTTCGTACCGAGGCCGCTTCGGTCGAGATCGTCCCGACCGCGCCGACCTTCGTCGAGAGCACTGGTGTCACCACCATTCCGACCCAGACCGGCGTGACCTACAAGAACGCCGACACGAACGCCACCCTTACGGCTGGCGCTCAGACCGCTCTGGCACCAGGTGCGGCTCTGCACGTTCGGGCCGTCACGGACGCGACGCACCACTTCGCGACCGAGGAAGAGGACGAGTGGTACTTCGAGCGTCCTAGCGCCTGATCGACACTGTCATGGCAAAGTTCTTCGGAGCAGTCGGCTACGGAGAGATGACGGAAACTGTTCCTGGAGTAAGCAAAGAGGTGATCACGGAACACCAGTACTATGGTGACGTGGTCAAGAACACTCGGAAGCAGCTTGAGGGAGACAACCTGAATCCCGATATTTCCGTAGGCAACTCGATCGAAATTGTTGCCGACGCATATGCGAACGAGCACATCTTTGCCATGCGCTACGTGCTGTGGTCGGGGGTGCGGTGGTCCATCCAAGAGGTGGAAGTACTGCGCCCCCGACTGCTGCTGAGATTAGGGGGTGTTTGGAATGGGGCAATCCCGGTTGGAACTCCAGACCCTGCTTGAAACCCTAATCAGTGATGATCCAGAGGACAAGATCACTGCACACTTTCAGCCTCCGCTGAACATACAGTTGACGTACCCCTGCATCATTTACAAGCGCGACAGTGCTGACACCAAGTTCGCAGGCAACAGGCCGTATCGTTATACCAAGCGATACCAAGTGATGGTGATCGACGAGGATCCGGACAGTCCGATCCCAGACAAGATCGCCGAACTGCCGTTGTGTACTTTCGATAGGCACTACACGGCAGATCAGCTCAACCACGACGTCTTCAACCTCTACTTCTGAAGGAGTAAAGCAACATGGTAGCACTTACGTGGGATGGGGTCGGTGAGAAGGTCTACGAGACCGGAGTCGACCATGGCGTCCTGTACCAGATCGACGTGTCCGACGGCTCGTACGGCGATGGCGTTGCTTGGAACGGTCTGACGACCGTCACCGAGTCGCCTTCGGGTGCGGAGTCCAATAAGCAGTACGCCGACAACCAGGTGTACGTCAACCTGGTCTCCGCGGAGGAGTTCGGCGGCACCATCGAGGCATTCACTTACCCCCTGGAGTTCGAGCAGAACGACGGCTCGGCTTCCCCGGCGGTCGGTGTCTCTCTCGGCCAGCAGGGTCGGAAGCCGTTCGGCTTCTCGTACCGCACGCTCAAGGGCAACGACACGGCCGGCACCGAGTTCGGCTACAAGCTGCACCTGGTGTACGGCGCGCAGGCTGCTCCGTCCGAGAAGGCTCGTGCAACGGTCAACGACTCCCCCGAGGCCACGGCCTTCAGCTGGGAGTTCTCGACCACTCCGGTTCCCGTCGGCACCATCGGCGGCACCGAGTACAAGCCGACCTCGCACATCACGATCGACTCCACCACGACGGACGCCGACGCTCTTGCCGAGCTGCTCGACATCCTGTACGGGGACGAGTCGACCGACCCTCGCCTGCCTTCGCCGGCCGAGGTCATGGCGCTGTTCGAGGGGACGACCACGGACGTCCGACTTACCGGCGCCAACAGCCCGTCGTACAACGCGGGCACGCACGTCGTCACCCTTCCGGCCGTCACTGGCGTCACCTGGAAGATCAACGGCGTGACCAAGACGGCAGGTGCCCAGCCGGCACTCACCGTCGGTCAGACGGCCAACGTCACCGCTCACCCGGCAGATGGCTACGCCATCGACGGGGATGACGACTGGACGTACGACTACTGATCCGCAGCTAGACGACAGGAGGCCAGAGAGTGCTCAAACTTACAGTTGTACTGCAAGAAGGCGTCGACGAGGACAATAACTTTGTCATCATCGAGGGCTTTGAGCTTGAGCTAGAGCACTCTCTGGTCTCTCTGTCAAAATGGGAGGCAAAATTTGGAAAGCCTTTCTTGTCTAAAAACAAGAAAACAGACGAAGAGGCGTTGTGGTACATCCAGGCGATGTGTCTGACCCCCAATGTTCCTCCGGAGGTTTTCCAGAAGCTTTCAAATGCCAATGTTGAGGCTGTAAACGAGTACCTCAATACAAAGCAGACGGCAACTTGGTTCCCAGATACCCCTGATGGTAAAAACCAGGAGATCATCACAAACGAAGTAATCTACTACTGGCTAACCTCTTTCCGAATCCCTTGGGAAGCTCAGTATTGGAATTTGAACCGTTTGTTCACTCTGATCAGAGTGTTTGATGCTAAGAACTCTCCGGTTAAGAAGAAGGTCGGAACGGACGACCTTGCACGTCGGCGTGAAGAGAACCGTCGGCGTCTCGAGCAGCACCACACTAACGGCTAAGAGAGGAGGCACCGATGACAAGACTTGTTTGGGGAGTACAGCAACGAAAGTTCGAAGCTGGAGTCGATCGCGGCGTCCTCTATCCTGAAATTGGCTCTGGGGTGGCATGGAATGGTCTGGTAAGTGTTGTCGAGGGCTCTGACGGAGGAGAACTTTCGTCCTTCTACTTCGACGGCATCAAGTTTCTTGATTACGTCAGTGGGAGAACCTTCAAGGCAACGCTTACCGCTTATACAGCCCCTAACGAGTTCCTCCCCTGTGTAGGGGAGGTCTCTGTGGTTCCTGGCTTCATTCTCACGAAGCAGAATCGTGCTCGATTCGGTCTTTCGTACCGAACCCAGATCGATGGCGATCGTGGATACAAGATCCACATCGTCTACAACTCTTTGGCCACGCCAAGTGGCCGAGCATACTCGTCTCTGAACGACACAGCGACCGCTGACCCATTCCAGTGGAACATCGACACCGTTCCTGCTCAAGATGACGGCACGTTCAAGCCGTCCGCGCACTTCGTCTTCGATTCCACAGTAATGCCGGACGCGTCGCTGGCCGCAATCGAGGCGGTTCTCTACGGAACCGACACCAGTGAGCCGAGACTTCCAACTCTTGATGAACTCTTCGATCTGTTGATCGATTTGAGTTCTCTAGTCATTGTTCCCGACACAATCGGCGGTCTTGCTGAGCTGATTGATGGTGTGGGCGACTTGTACCGAACCCGGATCCCGGGAGTCCTTCGAGCTTTGCCCGACACCCGTCTGACCGAGACCGTTGTTGATGGTCTTTACGAATTGGAGCCGTGATGGCATACGACCGTTATCCAGCAGTAGACGAGGCGTTCAAATTTGCGCCTGAGGTCCGTGCCGCACTAGCCACGGACGCCGTTCTTCGTAATGTTGTCGTTCCGATGACCCAGACCCAGAGAAACAACCTCACAGGTACGGATCTCTGGGATGGACGTCTGATCGAGAACACGACAACCGATCGAGTCAACCGCTACGACGCCGGCAGTGACACTTGGAAGATCCTCATCGAAACTGCGGATCTTACTTCCGGTCTCGCTGTCGTTCAAGATGATGTGGACGGCGCATACGACGAGATCGCTGTTCATGAGTCTCGTCTTGACACCATGGATACCAATCATACCGCGGGATCTATCGGCGGATACACCGCGGCTCGTATCAGAACTACTACGGCTGGACTTCAGGACAACGGGTTCGGTCGAAAGTTCTTCGATCTCGGTTTTGCATTCCGTTCGATGCCGCCCGTCATCACGTTCTCAAGAACGGTTTCCGGTACTGAAGAGGTAGATGGCAAGGTTGCAACAGCCTTCCTCGCTTACGGCGTTGTCTTTGTTACTGGTGGGGATCTCTCACTCGGGCTTTCGCACCACATTACCTGCATCGATTAGTCGAAGGGAGGCGCTGTGACTAGACTTATCTGGGGTCAGGTTGGCCAGCGTCTCTACGAGGCTGGGATCGATCGTGGCGTTCTATATTTGCCCCATAACGACGACAAGGGCGTCCCGTGGAACGGCTTAACCTCGATAGACGAGAGTGATGGTGGCGCAGCCTCAGAGCCTGTCTACTTCGAGGGCGTTAAGTACCAGGGAGTTCAAAAGGTAGGCGATTTCGACGCAACACTATCGGCATTCACCTACCCGGACGAGTTTGAGGAATGCGAGGGTGTGGTTTCCCTCGGTGGAGGTCTATTCGTAGACAACCAACCACTAAAGCCGTTTGGATTGTCCTTCCGAACTAAGGTCGGCAATGATCTCGAGGGACTAGACCACGGTTACAAGGTGCACCTCCTCTACAACCTGACTGCGATCCCTAGCGATGTCACAAGGCAGACTATGGCTGATCCTTTGTCGCCTACTGACTTCTCGTGGTCTATCTCGGCTGTTCCGGTTCCTGTAACTAACTACCGTCCAACCGCACATGTAATTCTGGACTCCCGT